TGCTAATCCTGTTGAAGCCATTACAGCTGAGCAATTTGATTATTTCTTAAATGTTCTTCCCCCATTAAGGTGGTCGCGTGGCGCCATCGAAACCTTTTTTATGAGTGAGTTTACAACGTCCAATATCACTGTACAATATGGACATAGAAATGATAGATACATCCGTAAAAATGTTCGCTACGGTGACTCGTCTACTTACATTACATTGGAAGACTTTTTAAAGGTGAAAATAAATGGTGACACTTTACAATCTTAGTTTCGGCCGTTGGATTTCAATTTGCAATTTCTTGGAAAAATGTTCTGTTGTTAAGTCCAGTGATGATACAACAATTCCAAAAGTTCGCATGTTAACAAATGATGGGTATATCTTTAGCCAATATAATTTTTATGAGCAATCACAAACATTTAAAGGTTTACCCCTTATAGATATCTTGATGTTCTTACGCAGTTTAACAGGTTATTTTTGGATTAAGGCATATTATATTAAAGCCTTATGGGCTTTGCGTTTAGAAAACAGACCCCAAGCTAAAAAATATATCATCTTTGCTTTAGACTATTATATGTCTAAACAAAAATATGATTCCGTTGAGCAACTAACAGCTTTTATTCTTAAGGAAGGATTAAGCAAATGAAAGTTAAGAAAACATCTTACCGTGGACATTGGTACGAAAGTTGGAAATCTGACGACAAAAGAAAACATTACCAAGTCCGCCTACGCATGGCGGATGGTTCTATCACTATCCGTAAAGCACAAGATGATGAAAACTCAAAAAGCATTATTCGAGAACATAACCGTATAATGGCAAAATATTCATCTAATTAATTCTTGTCTTTTTGTCTTTATTGGAATAAAATGTACTTACCTTAACAAAACAACACAGGAGAGTTAAAATGGATGCAAATAAAGACAAAGTAATTGAAAAAGTTACTAAGCTGTTAAACTTAGCAAACAACGAAGGCGCCAGCGAAGGGGAACGCGAAAATGCACTCCGCATGGCACAAAATCTTTTAACTAAGCATAACATTGAAATGCTTGAAGTTGAAAACTACGAGCAGGAAGAAGAACGTGAAGAAGTTGGCTTAGAATTTTACCACATGAATTGGACACATACATTGGCCAATGCTGTTGCTAAATTATTTTTCTGCAAGTATTTAATTGGCCGTAAGATTAACGCGACAAAAGGTGTTCACTTGTTTTATGGCAAACAATCCAATGCGATTACAGCTAAGCTTATGACTGAATATTTAATTAAAAATATTCTTAAAGAATGCCGTAAAAATTGGACTCATAACTTATGTCCTGAATCCCGTTCATTTGCTTTAGGTGCATCCATTAAAATCCGTGACCGCGTACTTGATATGATTGCAAACCAAGAGCAAGAGTTCGCAAATAATAGTACAAGCTTAGTTTTAAAAGACTACTTCCAAACTGAACTTGAAAAGAACGAAGCGTTTATTAAAAATCTTGGTATTAACCCAGGCATCAAAAAAGCTCGTTCCTCCGCTATTGTAGGTTCTGCATTTAATCAAGGTAAAGAATTTGGCGGAAATGTTAGCCTTAATAATCAAGTTACAAGTGCAAAGAATAAGCCCTTACTGCTTAATTAATCCTCTAACAAACAATTGAAAAATAAACGCTCTTAATGTATTTTAAGGGCGTTTATGTATTGCTTTGGAGTAAAGAATGAAACACGATATTAAAAAAGGGGATATGGTTGTCATCATTGGGAATAAAGGGCCTAGCTTGTTCGACCAACTAATTGGTTCATTTGCAATAGTTGTTTCTGATGAATACGTTTATAACTTTGGGGATAAGGATTGGAACGTTTTTGAAATTGAAGCAAACAAAAGTATCTATGGTCGAAATGATTTTGTCTGCACTCGGAGTGAACTAATGAAGATTAACCCAGGCACATTACAGATTAAAAAATCTAAAGCAAAGGAAACTTGTCTTGAATAAACCAGTTGAAGTTATACAAGCCGATAACGAGCCCTCTAGTGACTTAGACTTAACACAATTCACGGATGAAGAAAAGCGTATAGCTGACGAAGTGCATAACACTATGTTGGCTTTAGAAGTGCGTATTCTTACAGCTCTTTTAAGTGGTGGAACATTTAATATTCGGGCTGATAGCAACAATCGCCAAGGTTTAGATACTTTTACTTTAACAATAACCAAAAAAGAAAGACCCACAAGAATATGTCACCGGGTGATATAGCTAAAGCAGGCTCGGAATCTGCACATCAAAAAGCGTTGTTTGCACAATGCGCCCTTAAACGCTACGAAAACCCGCAAAAATACAATGTCCTCCGCTGGCTGTACGCAATTCCTAACGGTGGGGCAAGGGATAAGCTTACTGCCTCCCGTATGAAAGCGGAGGGAGCTCGCGCTGGCGTTGCTGACTTATGTTTACCTGCTGGACGCAAAGGTTTTTATGGCTTATACATAGAAATGAAGAAGCCCGGTGAAATAAATAAAACATCCGCAGAACAAAAAGAATTCATACAACATTGTTTAGACGAAAATTATGCTGTAGCTGTATGCGACCATTGGGAAAAAGCTTGGCAACTAATTGAGGATTATTTAAGTGAAATGGATACGCCTAGTTGAACTGATAACATGCTTTCACATAATGGGAAATTTTTGGCTTACACATCATAAACAAATTATACAAATTTATCACAATTTTAATTGACTAATATTTTGCTTGATATAAAATATAAACATATTAACAAGGAGCGTTTATGGTTACATTAGGCAGCATTGAAGGACAATTTCTTAATAACGGTAATCCCTGCATTGAGTTTAACGGGATTACAATTCAGCGCATACGTGACGCATGTGAATATGCAGAGATAAACGACTTATTCGCAATGAACGAATTAAGCAAACGGTTTATCAATGGTAAGCCAGTTCCTTACGTTATTTACCAGCGAGCAAGCGAAGCCTTATTGCGTACAGAAAAACGACTATCCACAAGATTCGCAGAAACCGAGCCTGAGCTGTTAGCACCTAAGGTTGACGTTGAAAACATGTGGACATTGTTTTGGGTAGGTGTGGCGGCCTTTTGTATGTTTATTATTACATGGAAGGAATAAACATGTCGCGCTTAGTTAATTACATCTCACTAAAAAGAAAAAATGTAAAAAGTGCTTGGTCTAAAACTAATACAGTTCCTTACAGCTTAGCTGAAAAAATAAGTATTGTTCTTTTTGCAAGTTTAGTTTCGTTCGCTATTGCAACAATGGTCACAGACGCTGTTACTGCTAAATATCAAAGCCTCCAAAAGCAATTACAACATCACCAGCAACGGGCTGAAACCTTGCAAAATAAAAATGCAAATCTTAAACATAAAGTTGGTCATTATGAAGCTGTATTGGTCTCTATTCTTAATGAAAAAACTATTACAGTAGGTTATAGTAAGATGCAATTTAAAAGAGTTAAGGCATCAGATGACTGTAAAAACTTTCACAACTGTTAGGTAAATTATGAAAAGATTTTTATTAATAATAGCTTCAATAGCAATGTTATGGATTGGAAGTTATTTAGTTCATTTTCTTAAAATTGATTGGTGGGGTTACACACCCGCAGTCGTGACCGTAATTTATGGTTCAGTAGGCTTGTTTGTGTATTCAATTATTTATGATTATAAGGATTAAAATGTTTAAAGCTAAGAAAAAGGTTTTAAAACAGCAAGAACTTATTGCCCGTAAGTCTAAGCCCGTTGAACAAGTTTATGTTCACCCCCTGTCTAATTTTACAAACTTTGATTTCGCTACTAAAGAACGTCAGCTGTTTGTGCAATCTATTAGCCCTTTACGCCAAGAAGAAAAATTGGAGTATGCTTTTTGGTGGGTTTTATATTTAGTTTTTGGAATGCCTATGCCACATGAACGTAAAGGAAATCGCTATGGATACTAAATTTTGTTATGATTGCAAACATCTTAAAAGTCGGTTTCATCTTTATTGTCATCACCCAAAAAATGTTAGAGTTGATTTAGTTACAGGTGATTTGAGAGCAAAGATTCAAATTAAAGATTTAAGAACTGGTTTAAGCGAGGATTATTGTGGCGAAAACGCAATTTGGTTTGAGCCAAAAGAACCTAAACCTGCACCACTTCCTTGGTATATTAATATGTTTAAAAACATGTAAATATGTTGAATAGATATTCAGCGAAAGTGAAAGAATGACTGTTTTTGTCTTGGACAATTTAGCAATCGCTCAATTAACTGTTAGTATGAATCCAGACCAATTTGTGCAAGCAGATTTTAGAGTAAATGACAGGTATTTAAGCATTGACCTATATGAATATGAAGGCGCAAACCGTGAGGAAAGACGCGCACGAAAGTTTGCCAGACGAACAAATAAAACTTGGGATAAAGGATAACCATGACCGAGCAACAAAGAGAGCATTTATGGGAATGTCCAAGTTGTCATCAAAGAGTGACTAACACAATGCTTCAAAGTGCTACGTTAAATTTTAGATGCAGAGGCACGTTTGGTTCTTATCCAAGAATTGTACAGTGCAGTAATACGCTTGGTGATTACCGTCTTGTACTACCCATCACCAATAAAAAGGATGAATGCCAAGTAAGTCCAGTTAGCTCAAGAGTATGTGAACTAGGCACTAAATGTTGTACTGTTTACCACCAAAGGAGTGAGTGATGAGTGAACCTAAACCATACGCATACAGGAATGACACTAAGACAGGCAATTACCAAAGGAGTGAGTGATGGGCGATTGGAGTGATTTTTTCAGCATACCCATGATGCTTATATTTGCATTTGTTGGTTGGTGCATTTGGGAAGCTATTTTTTGGGTACTTTCTTTTATACACATAAGCATAGGTTAAGGACACAACCAAATGACAGACAGTAAAGAAATCTAAGCAAAGAAATTAGAACCCATAGTTTGACATAAGCTTGAATACTGTATATTATCACAAATGTGTAGAAAGCCATGACTAAAGATATTCGAGCATAGGAGAGCTTGGCAATGCGACACAACAAACAACTTTAACTAACTATTATGTGAACTTATGCAGACAGATAAGCCGTTATATATTAGAGGAGGTGGCGGTTTAGGCGATGCAATATATGTCCACATTATCACTCGTCATTTAGTTAAGCAAGGCAAAAAAGTTATCCCTTGCACAGATTACACTGAACTTTTCAGACATCTTCCTGTCACAACTGTTCCCCATAGAAAAAACGAAGTTGACATTGTATGCCACTATACAATGCGAAAGATGATATCAACAACAAACCAGTTTGAGGATTGTTGTATCAATTCAGGTCTTGAGCCTTCACAAGTAGAAAATAAAATGGAGTGGGTTAAACGACCTTATTTCAAAAATCAAAAACCTTATATATGTGTTCCTGTTTTTAGACCGCCCATGGGCAGGGATGATGGGTTTGCACTTGAGCTGTTACCTGATAGGGAATTATATCAAAAAATAATAAACAAGTTGTCACAACATTATACAATTGTTCAAATAGGTAGTGGTAAAAAGATTAAAAGCTTTTCAAATGTACATATTGATTTAGTTGACAAAACATCTGTAAACGACATTGTCAATATCGTCGCACATGCAAAAGGTGTTTTTGGATACTGCTCCTACCTTGTTCCTTTAGCTGAAGCGTTTGATATCCCTGCTTTATACTTGTGGGCAAGACAAGGTTTAAGGTCACAAAAGACTTTTATACATTCAATAAAACCTTCAAAAATATTTGCTAAAGATAGTAGTATGTATCTCATTGATGATTATTTAGAAAAAGATGTCGAAAGGACTGTTGATGCGTTTCTTGCAAAACTCTGATTTAGAAAAATATTTTAAAGGTAAAACGGTTGCTGTTGTTGGCTCAGGCCCTTCTGTATTACAGAATAACCCAAAACATATTGACTCTTTTGATATTGTTGTAAGAGTGAACAATTTTAAACTCACTGACGAAACTGGATATAGGACTGATGTTTATTATAGTTACTTTGGTGGAGCTATTAAAAAAACAGTAAACGAGTTAATTAGTAGTGGTGTTAAGATTTGCATTGCTAAATGCCCGAACTGCAAGTTTATGGACTCCCCTTGGCATGAACGGCATAATAAACGCTTTGGAGTTGACTTTAGGTATATCTATAGTAACAGGGAGGACTGGTGGTTCTGTGATACGTTTGTCCCTGAAAATGATGAGTTTTTAAGAAGCTTTTTCTTACTAGACAAACATATACCTACAACAGGTTTTTCAGCAATATACAAAGTTCTTAGTTTTGATATAAGTGCTCTTTACATAACGGGATTTGATTTTTTTGAATCTGGTGTACACAATGTTAATGAACGTTGGAAAAAAATGAACAATGACGACCCTATCGGTCATCGCCCTGAATTAGAAAAACAATGGCTAATAAATAATCTTAGTAAATATCCAATTCTTTTAGACAACCATTTAACGAGGCAGTTTAAACATGCAAAACAAAACATTAGAAAAACTGTTTGAAAACTTTTTGTGGTCACCCGAGTTAGGCGTTGGCTATTATCCTGTTAAAGACCTGCCTTATGACGAGGCTTATTTTGACAAATACGTCAAAATGGAAAACACTGAGATTGGCCAAGCATTAAACAATTTTAGAGTTAACTTAGTTAACATGTATTCACCCAATGAACAAGTTTTGGATGTAGGAATAGGTTCAGGTGCATTTGTTAAAGCTTCTGATAAGTTTGTAGGTTTTGATATAAACAAGAAAGCAATTAGTTGGCTCCATGCACAAAAGAAATGGAGTTCAACTCTTTATATTCATGACAATATGACGTTTTGGGACAGCCTAGAACACATACACGACCCAAGTCCAATCCTAACAAACATTCGTAACAAATGTTTTATATCTTGCCCTATATATAGAAACGCCGAGCATATATTATCAAGCAAACACTTCCGTAAAGATGAACATTGTTGGTATTGGACTTTTGATGGATTAGTTTGGTTTATGGACCAGCACAACTTTGAACTTTTATATCATGATGATGGTGAAACTAAAATTGGTCGTGAAGATATTTTAAGCTTTGTATTCCAAAGAAAGAGAGTAAAAAATGATATCTATTAAACATACTGTTGAAAAGAATTTTGGTGGACGCTTTCTAAGGCGAAGTGCTGTTGGCTTACGGGAAGGTGAAATGATTTTAGCTTCCTTTGTACAAAACAAAGGATACAAAACTATTTTGGAAATTGGAACCTACTTAGGTTTTTCAACTGCTGTTCTTGCTCAACATTGCGAAAAGATTATTACAGTTGATTTAGTTGACGGCAGACTTGAGGATACTTTTGGTAAGTTTGACCGCACTAAGCTATGGAGTGATTTAGGACTAAATAACATTGAACAATTATTAGTTAAAGATAACCACGACAAATACATGCAACTGAAAGACTTGGAATATGATTTTGCATTTATTGACGGTGACCACGGCCCTGATATGATTGTGGACTGGCTTTTAGTTAACAAATGTAAAAATGTATTATTCCATGACTATGACATAAGCAATAGAACGGGTTTAAACTACGTTTATACTTTAGTAAACAGCTTGCCTCAAAACGAAGTACAAATTATAGATGTTTTTGCCCATTGGCAATCTACTTAAACTGGTCACCTAAAACATAACATTTTGCCTTAGTGTTATAGAGTTCATTCAACTGATTTGTTGGGAACTCTACTAGCAAACCTTGGTCTATAAAGCTCTTAATACAATCGCTTAACGCTCTCCTACTTCCTGCCCGGTCTTTCCTGAAAGACGCTAAACTAAAACAGCGACGGGATAGGTAGCTTAGCGGTATAATGCCGTTTTTCCACATTATCGGGTTCAGTTGGTAAGCTATAATTTGCTGTTGATTTAACGTTGCATAAGTTAATATAACGGTTCTTAAGTCGTAGGCTTGTTTGTTTTCACCTAAGCCTACGTTACCTTCACTAAACCTTGATAATATCGTATTTACATCCAGTTTGACAAATTCAATTGCCCATTCTGCAAAGTCATATGTGATTACGGGCTGTAAAGGATTGTTTGCTACTGCTAAGAGGGCGGCAATTTTTAATGCTTTTAAATGTCCTCTATTCCATAACTGCATCTCAACATCACTACGAGATGAATTAATAAGTGAATCGCAGTAGCTATCAAACATATCCAGCAATTGCAAAGCATCATTATCTGTCTGTACTGGAACACTTTGACTCTTATTCTGTAAACTTATAGATATAGATACTATTGAAGTTACTCGGTTTACTAAGTCTAATGTTGGCGGATGGTTGCAATCTTTATTTCTTTCAGGTCTTGTCCCTGTATACTCAATAATAGAAAAACGAGGTATCAAACCATCTGCAATATGTGTTTGCTCTAAGTTTTCAAAAAAGGATTCAGGAACACTTTCACCTAGTAAGGTCATGTTAGGAGCTGTGACAACTTTTGTATTCTTTTCAGCATCACTATAAACGGACGACCTTAAATTTGAATATCGACCGGACTTACCATAAATGTCTAACAATACTTTTTTAAACATGCGTTCACTAGAAGTAGCATTCATATCGCTTATTTGTTGTAAAGTAAGACCAAACTCTCCTAAAATTGAAACAAAGCATGGTGACTTTTCCAAAGCTCTAATTAAAGCTTGTCCTGAACTAAAGGCGGCAGGACCAATAAAATCGTCTATACCTGGAACTTGATGTCTAACAGCGTTGACCATTTGTTCAATTGCTTTGGCCGCACCTTCTTTACCCGAACCTGTCTTTGCTAGAACAATTAAATATTGGTTTAAACCTGAACCGCTGATATTAAAAGAACGTGCTGTAACACCTGCAACGAAAGCTAAGGCGGACAATATTGAAATTTCTTTAACAGGTCTAATTGATGTTGAAAAGAAGTATTTTGCAATATCACCCATTAATCCTTTTGGGTATTCAAGACCTGTTTTTAAAAAGTCAAGTTTGTTATCATGCTGTTTTTTAGGTGCGGGTGGCGGTGGGGGTAACTCTTTTTTGATAGTGTTATGTCTAATTAAATCAAATTGCTTTTTAGTATCTAATACTTCAATACGTTTGTTTTGTACAGCTCTTATCTTTGATAAAGCAAAGTTTAAATAGTCATCGCGTTGAGCTTTGTCACGTTTACCTAAAGCTGTTACACGGAATATTCTTCTACATTGCTCGTTACTTTTAGTATAGAAAGCAATAATAGCCATTAAAGCAAAGTCAGCTTCACTTTGTGAATTGTAATCGCTTTGCCAATCACCGTTACATAGCTTATCAAACTTGTCACCGTTTACAGCATTTGAAGCATACTCAACAACTTTTGTATCACTAATAGATTCGCCCTCCTCAATTAAATCATGGGGATTTAATGTATCAGGCATTTCACTAACCAATTGAGTGATTAAGTCTTGGCAATCATTTATAGGTGTGTTCTTAACAACGTTTCCCGTAAAAATCATATAACGCTGTTGGGAATAAACTTCTACGTTACCGCGACGACGACCTTTGGGCAGTAGACCTTTTGCAACTATGTGATAACCTAAACCGTTTGCACTACGTTCAGTGTATGTATCAAAGTTTTCTAGAATACGTTTATGTACTTCCAGTTCTTCGTTTGACGGTATTGAATATGTTTTGTAATCTAAGTCGATTACACAATACGGGTCAAGTTTTGTGAGTACAAAACCAATATACTTTTTACCAGCTTCAACTGCTTCTTCAAATGTTCCCCATGTATTTGGTTCATTGCAATCTGCAAAGTCGCCATTACGAGGGTTTAAAGGAATCTTATCCTCATTTGAACAAACCCATTGATTGAGCTGTCTTAACTCAAACGGTATATTATGATACATAAATTATACTTTTAATTTTTCTTTACTTAAGAAGTTATAAAGTTTTTCAACTCGGTTTACTGACGGGTCTTTACTATGTGGAAATTTCTGCAACCAATAAAAAGGTATATTGCTTTGTAAGTGAATGTCAAGTAAAGTCCTTCCATCCTCTTTTAAAAGTTCTTTGGTTTTTTCTAATAAAGTCATTTTTATAAAGTGTGTTTGCAAATTGTTAATACTTAGTATATGTTAATGTTTAAATGAAAAGCAAGTAAAAAATTACAAGCCATCAATTGAAAGTAAAATACTCTTTACATGATTTTATTTATTAGTTATTATCAACAATAATATTAAAACACAAGGTAAATAATCATGGAAGCAAATGAAAAAGCAAACTTATTAAAAGAATGGCTTGATGCAAAAAAAGCAAAAGATATAGCAACACAAAAAGAAAGTGACCTTCGTGTTGCAGTAGTAAAAGAGTTCTTTCAAAAAGAATATGATGATAATGATGCCCGTGGCACATTTACTGTAAAACTTCCCGATAACGCACAAATTAAATTAATGCTAGGCACAAATGTAAAACTTGATGCTGAGTTGTTTACAGCTTGTCGTAAAGCTATTGAAGAAAAAGATGGATTAGTCATCGAAAATATCTTTGACTTTAAACCGCAATTAAAAGAATCTTTATTTAATAAATTACCTAAAGAAGATAAATTAAAACTACTTAAATATGGATTCTTAGAATTTAGCCGTTCAAGTCCACAAGTTAAGTTTATTCCATCCGGAGAATAGTAATGGCTGTTGAAATTGTTTCATCCCGGCAAGTTGCACAATCACATGGTATCAAATGTTTAATATATGGCAAATCAGGAGCAGGTAAAACTTATTTATCCCGTACAGCTCCTAGGCCTATTATTTTATCAGCTGAGTCAGGTTTGCTATCGCTTAATGATATTGACTTGCCTGTCTTTAAGGTTAAAGACTTAAAAGATTTATATGACTTCTATGCATGGATACAAGTTCCCCAAAACGGCCAGCATTTTGATACTATTTACATGGATAGTATAAGTGACATTGCTGAAGTTATTCTTGCAAATTCAAAAAAAGTAGTAAAAGATAATAGACAAGTTTATTCACACTATGCAGACGAATTAATCCCATTAATTAAAGCATATCGTGATATGCCGAATAAACATGTTGTCATGGTAGCTAAGCAAGAACAAAATAAAGATGAAGCTACTGGAATGGTTTTACAAGGTCCAATGATGCCAGGTAGTAAAGTTGGACAACAATTACCTTATCTGTTTGATGAAGTTTTTAGATTAGGAATTGGTAAAGATGGGCAGACTGAATACAGGTATCTACAGACTGCTCTTGATATGCAACATGAAGCAAAAGACCGTTCTGGATGTCTAGACGCATTCGAACCAGCGGACTTATCTCATATTTTTAACAAAATCTTATCCGGAAAGAAAAGGAGTTAACTTATGGCACAACTAGGCCAAGCTTTTAATGTAAATAGTGTTGAACCAATTGGGGAGTTAGGCGCTATCCCTGCTGGTTGGTATCATGCACAAATCTCTAAAACAGAACGCAAAATCACAAACAAAAAAGATGGAGCGTTTATTGCTTTTGAGTACACAATTATTAATCACCCAAAGTTTAAAAATCGTAAAGTTTACGAAAACTTAAACATTGAAAACAAAAACCAGTCTGCTGTTGAAATTGCCTACCGTACACTAGCCGCCATCGGTATTGCTTGTTCAGTAGAAACAATCACTGACACTACACAACTTCATAACATTCCTTTTGATATCCAATTAGGTATTGAAAACGGTGGCGTAGGCGATGACGGTAAAACTTACAACGACCGTAATAGTATTTTAGCATATCGTAAATATGGTCAAGGTGAAAACGTTGATGCAAGTATGGATAGCGTACAACCTACAACTGCACCAAACAATCCTTTAGCTAACATGCAACAACAAGCACCTGCTATGCAACAGCCTGTTTACCAGCCAGTTCCTCAACCACAACCTGTAGCACAACCAGCACCTCAACCCGAGCCCGTGTTACAAGCTACGGAAAAAGCTGGCCAATACAGCATCGATGACTACATCAAATCGGGTTGGACGCAAGAGCAGTTAATTGAACAAGGGATGGCAATACTTGTTTATCCACAAGTACAGCAAGCTCCTGCTCAGCAAGCTCCAATGCAACCTCCACAAGTGCCGTCTACATCAGCACCTTGGTTAAATTCAACCCCACCAGGTCAAGCACAACAAGCTCCGTTGCAACAACCTAGCCCAGCAAATCAAACTGCAACACCACCTTGGGTTACTAAATAAAAGTTAGTCTTATAAAGGGCGGAGCAATCCGTCCTTTTCTTTTAATAAGGTAAATAATATGAACAAGCTTCTTTGGAAAAAACTTACTAATAACGCACAACTCCCAAAATACGCAACTGAAGGTTCTGCATCAGTAGACTTGGTTTCTTTAATCAAGCATACAATACAGCCTTACGAAACGTTTAAAGTTCATACAGGGCTCGCTTGTGCTATTCCTGAAAATCATGTGGGTATTATCGCTCCCCGTTCAAGCTTGGGTGTTAAAGGTTTAATCCTTGCAAACACTATTGGCGTTATTGATTCCGATTATCGCGGTGAGATTATTGTTGCACTTTATAACAGGAGTGAAAACGAATATTATCTTGAAGAAGGCAACCGTATTGCTCAAATGTTTATTATTCCATGTCCGCAAATGATTAATGAGTTAGTAAACGAACTTCCCGAAACAGTTCGTGGCGAAGGTGGCTTTGGGAGTACAGGTAAATAATGATAAAAGCTGTCAAAACATTACAAAAGATTGAGGATTGCTTAACATTTGACCAAGGTGCAAAATATCGTGGTTTTCTAAGGCAATGCGTTGCACAAGTTGATGATGCTTACAATCCAAAAACGGAATATTTCCGTTCCCATTTAGGTGCGTCTATGATTGGACGTAAATGCATGCGCGAACTTTGGTATTCATTCCATTGGGTAAAAAAATCTATCAACAATGGCAGAATGATAAGATTATTTAATCGTGGTCATTTGGAAGAAGCTCGCTTTGTTGCAATATTGATGACCATAGGTTGTAATGTTTGGCAGTTTGATGAAAACGGAAAACAGTTTAAAATTACAGGAGTGTTTGGACACTATGGCGGTTCTTTAGATGCAGTTGTAAACAATTGTCCTGACTTGGAACCTGATGATGTAGCTTTAGCAGAATTTAAAACGCATGGTGATAAATCTTTCCAAAAGCTTAAGCTTGAAGGATTAAAAGAAGCTAAGCCCGAACATTATGTACAGATGCAAACGTATATGGCTAAATACAAACTAAAGTATGGTCTATATTTAGCTGTAAATAAAAACGACGATGAACTGTATGGTGAAATTATTACGTTGGACATGGAAGTTTGTGATACTTTCGAAAAACGTGCAACGACAATTATTACAGTTGATACACCACCTAAGAAAATTAGCTCAAATCCTGCATGGAAAGATTGCAAATATTGTTCTTATGTAGATACATGCCACTATGGCAAAGCACCTGACAAAAATTGTCGTACATGTATAAACGCAAGACCTAGACTAGATGACAGTCGTCTTTGGTATTGTGATAAAAAACATATAAACTTGGATTCAACGCAACAACAAGAAGTCGCTATTAGTTGTGATGAATATAGAGCTAATCCTTTAATCTTTAAAGAATGAAACTAAGAAATTATCAAGAATACGCTTCCCATTCTTTTTTTGAATACTTCAATAAAGGTGGGAGCGGAAATCCTTTAATTGTAATGCCTACAGGCACTGGCAAAAGTCTAGTTATTGCTGATATTATTAAAAAGGTTATTATTCCAAATCCTGGTACAAAAGTTCTTTTAATGACCCACGTTAAAGAACTTATTTCGCAAGACCACGAAAAACTAATAGCATTATGGCCGGAAGCACCTACTGGAATATTCTCAGCAGGTCTTGGACAAAAAGACCACTACTATCCAATCACGTTTGCTGGCATTGGTAGTATTGCTAAGTTTGATTTGACTAAATTTGGTAAGATAGATTTAGTTATTATTGACGAAGCGCATCTAATATCACCTAAAGACGATACAATGTATCGCAAAGTTCTTAACGACTTAAAAACTATTAATCCTGCATTAGTTGTGATGGGTCTTACTGCTACAGACTATCGTTTAGGCCACGGCAGACTAACAAATGACGGTCATATATTTACAGATGTATGTTGCGACATGAGCACTCGTGATAGTTTTAATTGGTTTATTGATGAAGGTTATTTAGTTCCATTAATACCTAAAAAAGCAGAAATGGAAGTAGATACAAGTAACATCACAATTCGCGGTGGTGAGTTTGTAGATAAAGAAGCGCAAGAAGCTTTTGATAAATATGAGATAACTTTAAAAGCATGTAACGAAATATTAAAGATTGCCACACTAGCAAAGCGTGAACATATTTTAGTATTTGCAACAGGCATTGAACATGCAACCCACGTTAAAGAAATGCTCGAATACCTAAATATTGAAACAGGTCTTGTGCATTCAAAAATGAATAATAAAGAACGTGATGCGGAAATTGCTAAGTTTAAAAATGGCACATACAAAGCAATGGTGAATAATGGTATATTAACTACGGGTTTTGATTATCCACAAATTGACTTGATTGCTGTATTGCGTATGACAAACTCAACAAGTCTTTGGGTTCAGCTGTTAGGAAGGGGAACTCGCCCTTACTATGCGGAAGGATATGACTTGGGAACTAAAGAAGGGCGTTTAAATGCAATTAAAAATTCAGCCAAACCTAACTGCATTGTTCTTGACTTTGCTGGCAACACAAGAAGATTAGGTCCAATTAACAATCCTGTTATTCCTGAGAAGAAAGGTTCTAAAAAGACTGGCGAAGCTCCTGTTAAAATTTGTCCAAATTGTTTATGCTATAACCATGCATCAGTTAGATTTTGCGAATACTGCAACGAAGAATTTCCAAGGTATTTGCAAATTAAGGATAAAGCATCAACAGCGGAACTTATTGAACGCGACACATCCGTAAAAGAGTTTTATCCAGTAGACAAGATAATATATAAAGTACACCAAAAGTCAGGTAAACCGCCTTTGCTTAAAGTAACTTATCATTGTGGAAAGAAACAATTTACAGCTTATATATGCATTGAGCATGAAGGATATGCAGGTAAGCTTGCAAGAGATTGGTGGCGTAAATCCAGCGACTCTTACAAGTTTCCAAAAACAGTAGCTGAAGCATTTAAACGTTTGAATGAACTTAGAAGACCTGTGCGAGTTGAAGTTAAAACAGATAATAATCATAGCGAGATAATTAATTATGAATACTAAAATACCTGCCGATGACCCAAGACTTAAAATCGCCGCCCAATATGCTTTACATTGTATGTTGGTCGATAATAATTCATTACCCTCTTGTGTTAACTGTAATCATTGGAATAAAATACAATCGTTGTGTGAAAAATTTCAAATGAATCCGCCTCCCGAGATTATTGTTAAATCTTGCGGTTACGATAATTGGGAGCCCGGTATTCCTTTTTAAGGAACTATAAAATGATTACTTACGTTGGTATATTGGAAGTAGATGCTAAGTCTGCTAAAGTTATTTATAAAGCTGACATGCAAAAGGCAACTTTGCTAGGTCGTTTATACATGCTTCAGCATCCGGGTTTTAAAGTTACAGCTCGCGAAATTGCAGGTCGAAGCTTTTCAAAGTATGATAAAGAAACTTTACAATATCTTTATTGGAATACATTTGGATTAACGCCTAGCGATGATTACAATGTACTTATCCAAGACATTGTTAAAGAGTGTGAAAAGTTGCCATTGAGTGAAACTGAAAATGCTTGGCTTGAATCGCAAATTTCGGAATACGACTACAAAACTGAAATCACACCTAGCGGAAAAATTGTTTATAACAATATACCCAAACCTCCGCAAAAGACTAATAGCGAAAAAAGTGAGCAAGTTTCAAGGCCACCCCGTACTGGAACAACTACTGCGTTAGTTTGGGAAATTGTAAATGAGCAGTATAAAACTATTACTGACTTGAAAAAGTTACGTGAAGTTTGTCAAGATATTGTTGTAAATAAAGAAGGTATTAACGCATCAACCTTTAGTGTTCAATTTAGTAAGTGGAAAAAAGAAACTTTAGGTTGACTTTGAAATTTAACAAGCATATAGTCGTAGAACTGTTTTAAATTATACAAAACATTATTTTTAATCACTCGGAGAATTATTCATGGCTAAACCTGAAAAAGCTGAAAAAGAAGTAAAAGCACCAAAACCACCTAAAGCACCAAAAGCAGAAAAACCTGCTCCAGCACCTAAACCACCTAAGGACATTAAAAACGGTGAAACCCGTCCAATGGAAGGTGTGACTAAAGTTATTTGGGATACTTTGGATGGTTTGCAAGCTGAACTGAAACGTACACCTACTCGCGAGGAAATCATTAAAGCTGGTTTAGCAAAAGAAATTAACATTGCAACTATCAGCACACAATATGCTCGCTGGCGTAAATATAACGGTATCACTGGCCCTGTTCGTGACCCAAACAAATATGCTGAGCGCGAAGCTAAGGCAAAAGCTAAAGCTGAAGAACGTGCAAAGAAAAAAGCTGAGAACGACGAAGCTAAAGCTAAGAAAAAAGCTGAGCTGGAAGAAAAGCGTAAAGCCAAAGTAGCGGAATATGCGGCTAAAAAACAAGCTGAGTTAGAAGCAAAAGCTAAAGCTAAGGCTGAGAAAGAAAAAGCCAAAGCGGATAAAGAAGCTAAAGCTAAAGCCGACAAAGAAGCAAAGGCTAAAGCAAAAGCAGAAGCTGATGCCAAAGCTAAAGCTGAAAAGGCTAACGTCCCACCTCCACCAGCTAAGTAAAATGCATTAAATACTAAAAAGAGCGCACATTACCCGCGCTCTTTTTTAATAGTGTTATACTTTATAATGCTATTAAAAAGGAGTGTTTTAAATGCAGATTATTAATCTTCAGCCCGTTGAAAAACGTGACTATAATACCGCAGGTTTACAAGTAAATTCCATATTTTATACTTTTCAGGGTGAGTCCATATTTGCAGGCAGACCCGCAATCTTTATCAGATTAGCAGGTTGTAATTTGCAATGTCCAGCATGCGATACTGAATACACTAAACGTGAGTTTATGACAGTAGACGAAATACTGGACAAAATTGCGGAATTAATTGTTGAGCCTTGTAAGAACAATAAGACTGAAAAAATGTTAGTTGTTATTACAGGCGGTGAACCTTTTAGACAAGAACTTAAACCTTTAACAGACTCGTTATTATCCACAAATAAATTCATTGTGCAGATTGAAACAAACGGCACAATCTACCAAGACTTAGACCCTCGTGTATTTATTGTATGCAGTCCTAAAACTGGGAACATAAATTCAAAATTGGAAGGGAGAATTAATGCTCTTAAATATGTCGTTGACGAAGGTAATGTAGATACTGACGGTTTTCCATTGTTTGCATTAGACCATCCAAACTCAGGTTGCGTTTATAAACCCTCAGAGAAATTAAAATATGTGGACATTTATATACAACCTGCTGACCATAAAGACCCTGTTAAAAACAACATCAATTTAGAAGTTGCAAAAGAAATTTGTCTTAAACATAATAGGCTTTTATGCATTCAAATTCATAAACAAATAGGGGTAGACTGAATGGAAGAAGTTAGTCTTGAAAGTGTAGTTGAAGAATTTTGTAAAAGTGTTGAAAAAGAAATAACTGATGTTTTTAATGTAGTACCTTTAAACGAATTGCAAACTGAATTTGCAATTTTATTCACAGACGGAACTTATCTTGTAATGCAAATAGTGGGTAATACAGATAAGAACAAACTAAATTAAATAGGAGTAGGCTAAATGCAAAGTAAATCTAAAGAACCTGTTATTGTTATTTTAAGCGGAGGTCAAGATTCAACAACTTGTTTGTTTCAAGCATTAGACGAACATGGTAAAGATAATATTTTAGCGTTGTCATTCGACTATGGACAAAAACATGCAATTGAGTTAGATTCTGCTCGTGCTGTTGCTAAGATTGCAGATGTAAAACACGAAATCATCGACGTTAAAGAAAACTTGCTTTCAATGTCGCCTTTAACAAACTCATCTGTACCTTTAGAGCAGTACGAAAACTTTGACCAAATGCAAGAAGTTATTGGCAATCGTCGGGAACTAACATTTGTTCCAATGCGAAATACTTTGTTCTTAGTGATTGCGGCCAATCGTGCTGAACTTATTGGAGCAAAGAAAATTTACATTGGTGTTTGTGAAGAAGACAATGCAAACTATAGCG